GACAGCGATGGTCTTACCATTGCAAAGGACGGTACGGAATCCGGTTACCTTGCCGGATTATCTGCCATTTTCCGTGCCGGGCTCTCCAATATCACCATAACGGTCGAACGGGATGTCCAGGATGATAATGATGAGGAAGGAAGTGACGACGAGGAAAATATGGACGGGGAGGCAAACGATATCATCGAGACTTTCAATTTCGCGAAATTCTATGTATTCCTGCACAAATCTTTTTTTAAGACCTATAATGGCGAGCGTGCTCCCTATATCGAACGTTGTGCTGAAATAATCAGCTACGCGGAAGATTCGGTACGCATCATCAACTTTACCTACTTTCAGAATTGCCTGGGACTGACCAAGCAAGCCTTGAATGAAATACTCAAGCCCTATCTGGCCAAACGCAAATCACGCATGGCCATCAATGCACAACGGACGGACGATGACTATACTGAAGAGAATTATGACCCGGACGAACTTCCCCGTTATGTCCAGGACAATCCGGAATATCTGCAGATGTTCCAGCAATGCAATTACTATCCGAAGTTAAACAAGCAGGGGGAACCGGTATGCTACCTTTTCAAGAATGAGAAGTCCGGCCATACCATGGTCGGTGACTTCTATATGATTCCACTCTTGCATATTTACTCGGACAACGATGAGGAAAACAAACGTGTCCTTAGAATAAACCGCCGTTATTACAAGACACCACTTTACATTGAGGTGAATTCCAAAGTCTTGGCCAAGAAAAGCACTATTGAGGAGAAGCTGATTATGCTGGAAGCAGTCAACTTCACCAATGGTGAAGAGAAACATTGGACTAAAATACGTGAATATATGAGCAGACATTATGTTACTTGCACAGAGGTTTCCACATACGGGAACCAGCAGGAAGACGGTTTTTCCCGACGGGATGACCAACAGTTTTTTGCCTTTGCCAACGGCATCTTCCATGTTGTTGACGGAATACCGAGATTTGATGCGGTAAATGAGCTTGGAGTGGTCACCCACAATGGCAAGAACTATTATCTGCCGGCATTCTCCACCATATATGCCGGTTCCGGCAAGCAGTCCGACAAGTATGAACTTATTTCACAGCTTGTCTATAAGGAAATCCCTATAGACAAACGTTGTACTTTCGACGAATGGGCCTCACTGATGGACCGTGTCTATAAAATCAATGACAACGGGAAATGGGCCATTCTCTTTGCCATCATGTGCGCTTTCCGAAGCAATATACACTGCATAGACCGTTTGTTTACAGCGCCATTCTTTATGGGACCGATGTCATCCGGAAAAACACAGATTGCGATATCCATCCGTTCCCTGTTCATATCTCCGAAAATACCAATTTTCAACCTGAACATCGGTACCGATGCAGCCATGTCCACATTGATGAGCACTTTCCGGGATGTTCCGGTTGTCCTTGATGAATACAACAATAAGGATATATCAGATATAAAGTTCCAGGCACTTAAAGGAATAGTATATGATGGCGATGGAAGACAGAAGCGTAAAGGCACATCCGGCAAGGAGATAGAAAACGACAAGGTGTACGCGCCGGTTATCATTTGCGGCCAGGAAACTCCCCAACGTGATGACAATGCACTCATGTCACGTATTATAGTCTGCGAAGTCCCCAAACCGAAAAACCGGACCAGGGAGGAAGTGGAGCTTTTCAACAAACTCAAGGATATAGAAGATCCGGCCAAAATCGGGTTGTCGAATGTCCTCTTTGAAGTCCTTCAGCTGCGTCCGCTGGTAATGCAGCATTTCCGGGCACTGAAGCAGAAATCCTATGATGAATTGAAGCAGGCACTGGTGAATGCCGGTGAGATTGACCGGCTCATGAAGACTGCATCATTGTTTCTGGCAACATGCAGACTGATTGAGGATTATACAGAGTTGAAAATGCCGTTCACCTATGAGGAGTTTTTTAAAATAGCCTGCGATAAAATCAAATTTCAGGTGGAACTGATTTCCAAGACGGATAAGCTGGCCACATTCTTCAAGGCTATGGATGTGATGATTGATACCAAGGCAATCAGGGAAGGCAGGGACTTCGCCATTGATACACCGGAACGAATCACCATCAAGCTGCCCGGAGGAGAGAAGAAGGAGGTTCCTATTCCTGCAGGAACCCGCGTGTTATTCCTACGCGTCAGTACCATCTATACGCAGTACGCACGTTCTTCTTACAATCAGGAAGACTCAACGCAGTCGACCATCGAGCAGAACCTCCGCTCCCATCCCAGTTACCTGGGCTTTGTCCATGCACGCCGGTTCAATTGGTATGAAGTCGTGGAGGTACCACGCGGCGGTTTCGAGGAAGATACTCCCAATGAAACCGGAATTCCGGTAAAGCTCAACAATGACATGGTGCGTAAAGTTGAGAAGAAGTGTACCAATTCCAGTTGCATAGCTATCAACTACGAAATTTTCAGAGAATTATATAGCATTGATTTACAACGCGGTTCTGAAGAATCCCGTGTTGACGATAATCCCGACAATGACCCTATCGGAGCAATCGGTGCCCCCCAAGAGCTGAAGTTCTGATGTTACATTTTCCTATATCACAAACCAGACATTTATTCCCGGTGGCCGCCCCATCGGGAATAAATGCTTTTTTATATTCTGATTTACGGACATTTCGTTCGGTTTCATCACCCTGGTATATTATGATACTTCCCTACTCCATCCCCCGGACCCCCTGGAATAAAAAGATAAGCAATATAGAGGGAGTTTTGAAAAGAAAATATTTCAAAAGAGGCGTCCAACAGTCCAACAGTCCAACAAGAGAAAGAATTTTAAAATGTAACTCTCTGTTGTATAGTAGTATATATTTTCTATTTAATCATATATATATACTACAATGGCGTTGTCTTGTTGGACGCTGTTGGACGTGTTGGATTGCCATTTTTCAACCATCCAACTGGCTCCGTCCAACAAAAACGGCAAAAAATGCGGCTTGTTGGACGTGTTGGACGTCCTCCAACAGTATTTTCTTTATAGTAAATTTGTATAACTAAATAATAATCAGTAACTTTAATAATGCTGTTGGACTGTAGGACAGTTGGAAGCAAAAATAAACAAAAACGGTTTCAAAAAATTTTTTTAAGGAAATGAGCATGATTACGACGAGTATTTCAATTACACCTTACCTGGCTGAATATCTGCGTGGAAAGTACAACAACGGTGCGGATGAACCTTTCCGTATTCCTGACAATACGGACTTGTACCATGTGATATGGACGCTGATGTCGCGGCGTCATCAGAACCAGTCTCCCATAGATGACGGTAATCTGACTATCATACTCCCGGAGAGGCGTATCGGTAAGGATCCGGAAATATACAACTATCTGTCTCCACGGTCGGCCAAAATCATAGAAACGGAAATACGCAGGATGTTCAACCGGGAACTTCATACGGCAATGGACGAGAACGACCTGAACGGGCATGAGTTGAACAATCTCGATATCGTTCACAATTTCCTATGTGCGTATTGCATAGACAGCATCAGTGAGGATGCGTTGCTGAAGAACTTCTATCGGTGGCGGGAGAACATCCGCAAGCGGAAAAAACGCCGCGAATATAAAAAGAAGTTAAAAAACGGCTAAAAAATCACCGACCGAACTATGCGTTTTGTCCCAAAATGGCGGACAAGATGTCCTATGTATGGCGAACTTGTTGAATTACAAATAAATATCCTAATATGAAAGAACTTTCCATTCAGATTAAAGTCTATCCGGTGAGTAACATGCGCCAGGATGTCTATCGGTTCATGGCCGATGAGTTTGAGTTTACTCCGGTACCGGAATCCTCAGAGGCGGGCCGCTGTTTCAATTGCAATAAAGATATAAGCATAAGCCTTCCTCCATCCGGAGTGATGAAAGACTTCCTGGCAGGCAGGTTCTGCATTGTCGAGTTCACTGACACCAGGCACCGGAGTTTCCGGATCGGGGACAAAAAAATACCCGCCATTGTCTCGATATCGCCCAATCTGAATTCGGCGACTCTGAAAATTGAGTGCAAAATGCTCAGTTCCCCGCTATTGTAGCGTCCTTCACCCCTTTCTGCAGGTTGCCTATCTTCGCTGAAAAGATACGCAATGAACAGAACTTATCTACGCCAGCTTCTTACTTTAAATATACACCGGCTTCTTATCACGGCAGAGGGCTTGTCTTCTGCCATGATAGAGGCTTTTCCATTGGTGTCCGCTGACAGTCTGCAGCCGACATCCTTTTTCTTCAATGAAAATCCCCCCACATATAAGGAGACATCGAAAAAGGCCCTTTCACTTCTTCAGCAGGAAATGAAGGCCCGTTCAGAACTCCAAGGTATAACCGTCACCGATGACTTCTCTTCTGACGAACTTCCTGAAGGCAGTATCGCCTATCACCGTATCTGGGGATTCATCACCTCAGATTGTCAGTGGTATTTCTCCTCCAAGCAGTTCGAACGGGACCTGCTTGCGGCAGAAGCCAATCCGGCCATAACCTGCCATTTCCTGCATGTGAACTCTCCGGGAGGGGAAGCATGGTATATGGACAGACTCAGTGAAACGATGCGCTCACTCGGCAAGCCTGTCATGACATTGGTGGAGCAATGCAACTGTTCGGCCAGCTATTATATAACCTGCCATTCCAAATTCATTGCCGCACTCACGGCCTATGATACCATCGGCTGCATAGGAACCATGATTTCCACTTGTAACTATGACGGATGGTTCGAAAAGATGGGTCTCAAACTCATCCAGGCCAAAGCCACGAAATCAGACCTGAAGAATAAAAAGACGGATGACTTGCTCAGAGGGAAACCGGAACAGTACATCAAAGAAGAACTGGATCCACCCAATGAACAGTTCCTTGCCGCCGTTCTTGCGTCCAGACCGCAACTGGGCAACCTGCCGGAAGACGATCCGGTATTCCGTGGTGAAACGTTCGATACTCCGCATGCCATCGATAAAGGGCTGGTTGACGCCTCCATGACTTTTCCCGAAGCTGTGGCTAAGGCTGTAGAACTCGGTCGCAGCTATATGGAGATTGAGAATATAAAAAGAAGTGCTCTCAACTATTTATAACTTAACTTTTGTTTATCATGAATTTAAAGGAAAGAATTCAGACCGTCCTGCAGAAACTGAATCTGCTGGACAAAGCGAAAGCCAATCAACTGACCCAGGAAGAATGGGGACAGATAGTCAACTCCTATAATCAGGAGTATCAGTCTATCCTTCAGGATGACTTGGCTGCGGACCAGGCGGCGCAACGGCAAACGGTTGCCGTCACCCAGGAACAGATTGACCAGGTACAGTCCATTCTTGGAAGTATCGTCAATCCGGTACAAACCAATTCAACAGCCACGGAAGAGGGAAACGGCGGGAATGGACCGGTGCAGACCATTTCACAGCCAGCCAACGGTGAAGGTCTGGTGCAACTGGCCACTGCTGTGCAGAGCCTGGTTGACAATATGAACAACCGCGCGGAGGATGATATCCCTTCCCGGACAGTGACAGCCGCTTCCATCATGTTCACGGGACCGGCAGACCGTTCCCGGTATCTTTTCGGTATCGAAAACCAGATGTTCTCCATGTCCGAACGTTGGAACAAGATTGCTGTCAATCCGGCCTCCGCTTCTTCTTACGGTCCATGGAATGAAGAGATTGAAGGGGCCGCTTTCCGTCGCCAGGCCGTTACTTTCTCCCGTTCACTGCAGCAGCGTTACGATTATCTGCACAGAAACGGCATGCTTGACGCCAAACGTCTGGCAGCCGGAGAATTCAGTACGAACTACGAAGGGGTGGATACAGCCGGTGTGGGCAACCAGTATGTGGTCCTGCGTCAGGACTATTTGATTGCCCGTGTACTCTCAGTCCGCGACCTCACGCAGTATTTTCCCGTCCGCTATGGAATTCAAGACCATGACCTCGTGTTCAATGCCTTCTTCTCCGAAGTTTCCCAAGCTTACCAGCAGGGTGAAATCTGGAAGGGTGACATGAAGCTTGAGAACGAGATGGGTCATGTGGATGATGCGATGATCAAGCTCAAGTTCGGTCCGATGAAAGAACTGGAGCGCATGTACATCGCTTATCTGAACAAGGAAGGCTCCGATCCTATCAAGTGGAACATGATCGAGTTCTGCATCCTGAACTCATTGGAAACTGCGCAGGTAGAGCAGAACAAACGCCGTATGCGGGGGATCTATGTCAAGCCGGAAACGGGTGTTGCAGGCAATTACTTGAACGCGTCGACCGGAATCATATACACGCTGGTCCGCTACATGCATGAGTTTAAGATTCTTCCCCATGACGATGAGTCCTATCGCAGCTACACGGCTTCCAACATGTTGGATTCCGTTCAGGAGTTTGTCGGCGATGTGGTGGCTTCCTGCACGGAAGACATGGACCTTGACCGCCACGTCCTCTATCTGAATAAAACCCATTTGCCCTGGTGGATTAAGAATGTCCGCGCCAAATATGGAAAGGACATTGATTTTTCCGGTCCGGACAGTTACCGCAATGTGGTACCTGACACGAATATGCGTATCATCTGGTTGCCTTACCTCGGCCAGCTTCCCCTCATGTTCATGGATATTCCGGGCAACCTCCAGTTCCTGGAATTCGTACCGGGAGAGATGCTCTCCATCAAGGTGAAAGAGGACATGGAACTGGTAAAGGCATGGTCCACCTGGAAAGAAGGTACCGCCGCTTCGTTCACCGGCCGCCGTTTTGACAGCCTGGAAAAACTGAAGGCCAACAATTACGAATGGCAGCAGATCTTCATGAACAAACCTGCCGTCGATATGGCAGCGGACGCGACCACTGTCGATGCTTCAAAGGGATTCTGGCAGATAACAGCGGCCAACACTGCCGCCAAAGCCATTACGGACATTACGGGAGCCAAAGCCGGTGTAGCCTACATCATTGAATGTGGCAGCACAGAGAATGCCACTACCATCGCCAAGTCGGACAAGTTCGCCGATATTACGGAAGCTTATACTCCTACCAAAGAGGGTGACTATATCATGATAATCCTGAACAGCAAGGGGAACTTCCTGGAACTGGAACGTCAGGTAGGCGGTGTACGCAAGGTGAACGCTGCACTCCAGCCCAACATTCCTGGAGTCAGATAATTGGTTGTCTATAAGAACAGATTGTTTTCAGGTAGCGCGGGGCGGGTCCACTTAAGCCCGCTCCGTTTTTTATAACTTAAAAATTAAAATTGTATGAAAGCAAAAAGAATTTCAAATCCTTTCCGTAAAGGGAACCAGGCCGCCCGTAAGATGCAGGTCCGGTTTTTCCTTTCGCTGATGGTGCTTCTGGCACTCGTGTTTATTCTTGACATGGTCATGTCTCCCGGTTCTGTGCTGGGAATTTACGGATTTTCCGGTACCACACTGGCCGCCATGATGGTCATCGGTGACGTGGACGATGTATCCGACCGTAAGACGCATGGCTCAAACATCGCCTATAAGATTTATTTGGTGGATATCGACCAGGTAAATTCCGATGTGCCCTTTCCGCTTCCTAACCAGCAACGAGAGATAAGCACCATCCCGATGAAAGCCGGACAATACATGAAGTACTTTGCGGCGCACGATATTCCCACCTACACTTCAACCGGTGAGAAAGGTGACATTACCACCAGCGGTACCAACACTTTTGTTGCCGTCATGGGCGGCATGCGTGACCAGCTGCTCGATTTCATTGAACAGCATGCCGGAGGCAAGTTCATCATCCTTTTCAAGGAAGTGGGCGATGCGCAGTGGTACATCCTCGGCAACTATGACCGTCCGATGGTACTCTCCTCCTTCGAGTCCAAAAATGACAAGGACGGGCGTTATGTAACCTATACCTTCACACGTACAAGCATTGACCAGTACTACAAGTATACGGGCGATATTGTCCGTGCTCCGGCAGCGGCTCACACGGCTGGCGCAACGGCACTTGCCATTAAATCCACCAACAACCGTTATACCATCCCCGATGGCAGTGAAGGCACATACGCCATTTCCACTGTCAGCGGATTGACAGCCAATGATAAGGGACGTTACATCACACTTGAGGGTACCGGTACCGACAAGGCGGCCACCATTGCCGACGGCAACAGCTTTGTGCTTGAGGACGGCGCCACCTGGACAGCCAAAGCGGGTTCTTCCATCACCTTCATGGTGCTTGATGCCTCTACACTTGTCGAGGTATCCGGCAGCCGTGTGCAGACAGCTTAGTAAAAAACACCTCTTACAAGTCAGCAGAATTCCCTTATAGGCAGCGTGTTGGCTTGTAAGACTTAAATCTGTATGTTATGTATAGTTTCAAAGAAAAGAAGACACATTTCGTGGCTCTCCGGAATCCGGATGTGGCACAATATGACCTTGAGTTACTGGCTAAAGAAGTTCCTGGATTTCCGCAGCTTGCCACATTCTCACGCAATCCCAAACGTTATGCCGATGATATCCTTTATGCACTGTTAGATTGTGCTACACGTGAGAAGATACGTGAGTATCGCCGGGCTATGATCGCAAAAGAGGCTGAAGATGCCGGAGAAAAGAAAACAAAAGGTCCTGCTACGAAAAAAACGGCCGAAAAAAAACAGCAAATGCCCGAAGGGGAAACAACACATACTGAAGAGACCGGTCCACATGATGACGTGGAAAAGCCTGAAGCAGCTCCGGCAGACAACTCGGCAGAAGAGTTGAAACAAGCGCTTGAGGAAGCGGAAGCCCGTGCTGAAGAAGCCGAACAGCGTGCCGATGAAGCGGAGGAAGCCAGGGATGAAGCGGAAGCCCGTGCCCAGGAGACTGAGCAGGCTCTGGAAGAAGAGAAAAAAAAAGAGCCGGCCAAAGAAACTCCGGAAAAGTCCAAAAACAAGAGGAATACCCGCAAATCGACTGGGACAACCTCTTCGACCCGCAAGTCCAAATAGCCACACTCATCTACAACGACCGTGTGGTCACTTGGAAACAGATGAAGCAGCTCGACGAAAGTCTGGAAAGAAAACCGCAGAAGCGTGACATCATGGACATGGTGGAACTGCGTATCCGTAATCTCCAGGCATTCGATGAGCTGCAATCGTTCAACGACACTGGGAAGTTCCTCTACATTCATCCGCTCATAGCCCACCAGTCAGAGAGAGCACAACTGGAGAAGCTGCTGCAGACGGACCCGCAGGAGTTCCTGCGCCTGCATAAGAACGTGACGGACAATATCCGCAGATACGAGTGTTACCTGAAACGCGCTGACAGGCAAAACAAGCGCACCCAAGACAAGGAGAATCTCCGACGTCACCGTGAACGGGAATCACTGTTCAAAGCAATATTGCAAAAATTCAATTCGAAGTAAAATGGAAAAGCTGATAGAAGTATTTAATTTGGGTGGTTTGCCTACTGCCCCGCTGGATTCGTTCTTGGAGCTTCAGGAGGACTTCAAGAAGTCTGATCCTGACAAATTATCGAAACTGCAGATGCTTATCATCACCCGTGGTTTCAAGTATGCGTTCAAAGCCTGGCAGGATCCGGACGGAAAGCTCTGGATTATCGATGCCCATCAGAGACGGAAAGCACTGCTTGCATTGCGCAAGTCCGGGTTTACAATACCGGAAATACCTTATGAACCCATTTTTGCGGCAGACAAGAAGGAAGCGGTAGAGGAAATCGCAGCCTATAATTCCGAGTTTGCCACCAGGAATCCGGATACCCTGCTGTTCAAAAAATATAATATAGATTCTGACACCCTGCAGCGCTTCAACCTGGGTTATGAGGTCAAGACCACTGATTTCGGGCAGGTATCTCCCTTGTTTGCCCAAGAGCATGAGTCGGAAAATGTGCAGGAAGATGCCACCGATTTTAATGTTCCTGCATCTGAAGATACTGTAATTGCCAGACCCGGCGATATATGGTTGCTCGGCAGTCATCGGCTGATGTGTGGCGATTGCCGTTCCAAAGCGGACATCACGGCGCTAATGAACGGGCAGCATGCGGACTTGTGCGTCACAGACCCGCCGTACAACGTGAACTATGAAGGCAGTACAGAGGAGGAACTCACCATTCAGAACGATTCCATGGAAAACGACTTGTTCGCCACCTTTCTCAGGCAAGTGTTTTCTGTCATGTTCGCCGTACTCAAGCCGGGAGGATCCTACTATATATTCCATGCGGACAGTGAAGGCGAGAATTTCCGGGCTTCTCTCAGGAAAGCGGGATTCAAGATTGCACAATGCTGCATCTGGGTAAAGAATACTATGGTGATGGGACGCCAGGATTATCAATGGCAGCATGAACCTTGTCTCTATGGCTGGAAACCGGGTGCCGGACATCAATGGAATTCCGACCGTAAGCAGACTACCGTCTGGAATTTCGACAAGCCGCAGCGCAATGCCATACATCCGACAATGAAGCCCATAGCCCTTATGGCATATCCCATATCCAATTCCAGCACTCTCGGTCAGATAGTCCTCGACATCTTCTCTGGTTCCGGTTCAACCCTCATGGCATGCCAACAGATAGACCGTATCTGTTATGCTATGGAGATTGATCCGAAATATGTTACAGCCACCATTCACCGGTACCGCGCCATGTTCCCTGAACAGCCCGTCCGGTTAGTCCGAAACGGAGAATTACTGGATGTGGAACAGACAGCTGATATGATAGCTGACCAAAACAAGGTAATCCAATGAGACATGCATCACTTTTCAGCGGAATAGGTGCGCCGGAATTGGCCGCTTATTGGTTGGGTTGGGAAAATGTATTCCATTGTGAAATCAACCCATTTTGTAGACAAGTACTTAATTATTGGTTCACTAATTCAAAAAGTTATGAGGATATCACAAAAACAGATTTTAGAGAATGGCAAGGAACAATTGATGTCCTCACGGGAGGATTTCCATGCCAACCGTTCAGTGTGGCCGGAAAGAGAAAGGGAGCAGAAGATGACCGCTATCTCTGGCCGGAATTTAAACGTGCCATACGGGAAATCAGACCGCCTTGGGTTATTGGTGAGAATGTTGCTGGTATCTTATCAATGGTACAACCCAGCAAGAAGGCTGACATGGAAAGTATGCCGACTACGGAGCATGAGGATAAACAAGAGTTTGTCATCGAAACCATCTGCAAAGACCTTGAAACCGAAGGATATACTGTCCAACCGATTGTTATACCGGCTTGTGCCGTCGGTGCGCCCCATAGAAGAGACAGAGTCTGGTTCATCGCTTGTAACAACAGCTTCAGATTACGAAAAAAAAGGAGCGAAGGAAAATCGGATACGGATGGCAGAATACCTCCGTACGAATTTATTGCAGACTCCCACGACTGTCCAACGTTGCGAAGCACCGGAAAAAATGAAGGAAAGGACACTCAAAAAGGGGTACAGGAACGGAACGACATACAACAGTCTGCTAAGCCAGCTTGTTTATGGGGGACTTCTTCCTACTCCTCAAGCGGCAGACTGTTCAATTGGTGCAGTAATAGGACAGAACGACCGCTTTATCATTACGAAGAACAGGATGTTTCGGAAAGTGAATCAGAACGGTTCGAACGGAAGTGTGGGACTTGGAAGGATTTTCCATCTGATGAGCACACCGACTGCGTCGGATTGGAAGGGAGGCTCGACAAGGAAAAATCCCTCTCTCCAGAGAACGAGTCTGCGTGGGGAAATACATGCGGATTACGGTACTGGGAAGACTTCCCAACTCAACCCCCTATTTGTCGAGGAGATGATGGGATTTCCGACCTATTGGATACTGATGCCATTTTTAAAGGCTCCCGGTCCATCCGTCAAAACTCTTATTCCAAATGGAGGACAGAAGCTATAAAAGCCTATGGAAATGCCATGGTGCCGCAAGTGATATATCAGATATATAAGACCATCAACGAAATAGAACAATAACATGAAAAATGAAATCAGTCCAACTTCAAATGCCGATAAGGCCACCTTGATAGGTGACGAATATGTATCCCAAGTGCGTACTTTCGGTGCCTTGGGGTACACTCCCCACCGTATATGTACGCTTCTCGGCCTGCGTGGGAAAGAAAAAACGGCACTTATAGTCCGTCTGTCGATACCCGGTGACGTATATTACGACGCCTACCGTAACGGTTGTGCCCTGGGAGAATACAATATCGATGCCGAACTTGCCAAGAAAGCCGAGACCGGTGATGTGTCGGCCATTGAGACCTTGGAAACACGTAAGCAGGAACGGACAGTCAAAGATTTAAGAAACCAACTTTTTGGAATATGACCAGACTCGACACCCTTGATAAGATACATCCGGACTTGATATCCGCATTCCTCACCACCGGGAAGTGTGATGGCATTCCTGCCGATGTGCAGTTATTCCTCAAGCAGCTGCAATGGGCTGCGGAGATTTACGAATACGAGCGTAACATCACCCGTGCCGCCAAGCAGCTGCGCCAGCGCATCAATGCCCAGCAGCAGATAAATGTGGATGAACGTACATGTAAGGCACGCATTTATGCGGCCATCAATTACTTCAATATCGACAACAATGTATCCATCAAGGTGTGGGAGTCCAACTATGCCGACAAGTACGAGGATCTTGCCAAACTATGTGCGGCTGCCGGTGACTACAAGACCCAGGGCAAGTGCTATGCCGCCGCCCTGGAGTGCCGTCGCCGTGCCGCCGAGATTGCCGAAGCCGACCGTAACCTGGGGATCGTCTTCCTAATATCTCCTGAGCTTACTCCGGAAGACCTGGGATACAGCAAGGCCTCCCTAAAGGAGATTGCCTCCAAGCACAATAAAGGGTTCTATCTGAATCTTATAGAGAACCTCCCCATTGAAAAGGCTGAAAAGAAACGTCTGCTGCGCGATGCGGATATTGAGGAAGCTGAATACGAAGAACTTAATGAAGAGTGATATGGAAACAGATATTGAAATCACTTCCCGGTTTGAGGAATACTACATGAACCAGATGCAGATACTGGTCAATGTCATTGATGCCAACAACATATTTGCCGAGGTGGCACGTGCGGGTGGTAAGACAGAAGGTATCACCGGCCCTCGCATCATCCGTGTGGCCAATGACATGCCAGGCGAGCTGTCGTTCCTGGTACATAAGACCTACGTTGCCTTGATGACGAACGTATGGCCCAACCTTCAGGCTTATTTCTCCAGGGAAGTCACCGTAGGTGGGAAGGTGCGCTCCATGCTGGAATATGGTATTGACTATGTGGTGGGCGAAAATAAGCTCCCTTCTCATTTCCGCAAGCCCCGATATCCCATATCCTACCCCAAACACAGTGTCGTTTTCCGGGATGGCCATCACATCCAGTTGGTAAGTTCGGATCAGCCGGAGTCCGTTGCCGGACGCTCTGCCGTCCACGCCATCATTGAAGAGATGAAACACAACAAAGGGGAGAAATTGAAAACCCGCTTGTTCCCTTCCCTCCGTGGTGCCAGTGCCGAAATACGCCGGTCACCTTATTACCAAGGTATCACGGGCGTATCCGATACCGCGCGTGTGGATCTCGGTGAAGATGACTGGTTCGAAGAGTATGAAAAGAACATGGATACGAAACTGATGGAGGAAATATCTACAGTCGCGCTTCATGTGAATGCAGCTATCTATCATAAATACAAGCTTATAAACTCACAACGAGAAACGACTAACCCCGTTACCCTTGAGCGTATCCGTCTTGAAATCATCAAGCAGGATCGCATCATATCCTTATGGCAGCCCCGCCTGGCAGACATGCGCCGTAACGCCACGTTGTACGTCCGTGCCAGTTCCTTCTGCAACAAGGATATTCTCGGTCCGAAGTTCTTCAAGACGCAGCTTGAGACCTTGGATATGGACGAATTCCTCACTTCCATCTGCGCTATCCGCCATAAGGAGGTTATCAACAAGTTCTTCGCCAACTACAACAAGGAGAAACATCAGTATGCAGACAGCTATATTTATGAATCCATTCTACGACTTGACCTACGGGAACATTTTCTACTCACAGCCCGCTATTTGAAGCACTACAACAAGCGTGACGAGCTACTGGTAGGATATGACCCCGGCCACTTCTCCAGCCTTGTTGTCGGGCAGGAAAAGGAATACGGCCGCCGGCTCCGCATAATCAAAGAGTTCTATTGCTGCTACCCAGATGAACAGCCTGAACTCGCCCGTCAGTTCTATGAGTTTTTCGGTGCTGATTCTCTGAATAAGCGTATCATCCTCTATCCTGACCGCGCCGGGAACAAACGCCGCGAGGAACTGGAGCAGATTACCACCGACAGCCGTGCCCTGAAGCGTGAGCTGGAAAGTTATGGCTTTGAGGTGGAACTGATGAATGAAGGGCAGGCCACCGTATATCATTGGCAACAGTTCAAGTTGTTGCTTCTTATGTTTGGAGGCCGGAGCAATGCCTTGCCGGAAGTTTTGATAGACGAGAACGAGTGCAGGAACCTTTGCAGTGCCATCATGCTGTCACCGTTGAAAAAGACGGAAGGCCGCATCGAGCTGGACAAATCGTCGGAAAAGAAAGTGCCCCTCAAGAACCAGGCCGGACTGACAACGCAGCTTCCCAGCGCCCTGATTTATCTTCTTTTCGGGCGTTATGGAAACAAAGTGTTGAGTGAATTATCGTCCATGCCGGACAATTTACCTGATAATCTGACTATATAACGGCTGTTTTTCACTATAAAAATAGTCAGTAAAGATACAATAATGGTGGCGTTTGACATTGAAACAAATGATTTTTATCTGGAAACCAGTCGTTTATGTTTTTGAAAGCGAAAAGCGTTTTCTTCGTGAGGGACTGTTTAGCACGCACCGCTGAGTTTTGGAATTGCAAGGCATCCTCCGGCATTCCTCGGAAATATGACGGAGGACGCTTTCCGTCCTTTCTCTCACAGTAAAATCCGGCTACTTTCGGGCATGGAAATGACAATGACCGGTATTCAAGCGATGCAATGGGCCAAGGAGATCTCAAAGCTACCAGACGGTTGCTTTACCATTGCCTTCTTCCCGTGTTCCAGGCATAGAGGGGAAGCATCAGCGACATTGACCGTAAAGGAAAGATGCAAATGGCGTACCCAATTGCCTGAAGAACGGTTCAGTATAGACAGTGACAACTTCTTTCTGTTTACGGACGCAGACGGGGAACCGAGGATGTGCTATCGCATACTTATCAGGTACATGGGGTTTCCCCAGGATGGATTCAAACTTCATAAAATAGATTGGTTATGAGTAAAGGCAATCTCAAAATGGTAGGCAACTTCGGTTGCTATCTTGACGATGACAATGTAATATCCTTCCAGATTGGAGACAGGCCAATGGCTTCAGTCCTGGAACCGGATCCGATGTTCCCACTGGGTGGAGGAAGTCTCCCGGATACGCAGTGGCAGAGCATCCAGGGATTCCAGGTGTGCAGCCGTGGCTTCAACAACATGAAATGCGAGGAAGTCGCGTCAGACATAAAGAAGAACCGGCTTCTGCCGAGACTGCTTACCAAGCAGGTCAACATGCTGTATGGCCATGGGCTTGCCGTGTACAAGCCGGCAATCGTGGACGGGAAACTTCAGAAACAGTGGGTTGACTGTCCGGAAATCATGGACTGGCTCAACAGTTGGGAACAGCGCGGTCTTGAATCTGGCTATAAGGAAGTGGCCAAATCAATCATCAAGAACTACTACTATTTCAGGGACTGTTTCGTAAAGTGGCGCTTCACAAAGGGAAAAGCCAGAGGGACGATGCCCGTTGCCGGCCTTGAAGCCATGGAGAACAGGCATTGCAGGCTGGCCACCACCAAGAAGGATGTGGCGACAGATGTTGTCTACTACCGGGATTTCCGCTACATTGCCGTAGGGCGTTGGGGATATGGGACCTCCACATTCCGCATCTATCCGAAGTTTTCCTTTTCGGAGCTTGCCAATTACAGATTCGCGGCCATTTCCCATCACCGGGAAAAATCTGTGGACGAGTTCTATGGAGTGAACGAAACCCATGCCGGTACCAGGTCCTACATCAAGGGTTCCAATGATACGGCCGATTATATAAACTCCTTTTTACGCAATTCGCTTGCCGCCAAGATACACATTGTCATCCCTAATGCCTGGCTTGAGTCTAAGAGGATCCAGATAACCAAACTCTGCGACGAGAACAAACGGCGCAAGAAGAACAATGAGGAAGAACTGATGTACAATGGAATCGTGATTGGTTCGGAATTCAAGGAATCCACCCTGATAAAGTATCTGCAGTCTGAACTGCGCAAGATTTCCCGCTATCTGTCCGGTGCAGACAACCAGGGTAAGGCGTATGCGACAATCAGCTTCAAGAACAGCCAGGGCGAAGAGGAACGCTGGAAGATAGAGACGGTTGATTTGAAATACAAGGAATATATCGATGCGTTGATATCCTATGACAAACGCGCCGATGAGGTGCTGCTGTCAAGCGTGGGACTTGACTCCTCCATATCCAGTGTCAGCAAGGACGGGGTCATATCCAAATCAGGAGCCGATGCGTATTACAACTATCTGATATACATCATGTCACTGACCTCGGAAGACGAAATCTGCTCCGAACCGTTCAATATGGCCGTACAGATAAACTTTCCCCATTTATACAGCCAGGGGTACCGTCTTGGATTCTATCGCGAAGTCCCGGCACGCCAGGAAGATGTTTCACCTCAAAACAGACTAAATCAGCAACAGTCATGAGAATATTGGAAGAACTGTTTACCACCATTTCGGAATTTCGGAAGTATGCTCCCTATGCAGAGAGCAATGTCACTTTCGACCAGCTCAATTCGTCTGCCATTTCTGCGAAAAAGCAGATGGTTATCATCCTTACCAAAGATGTCTACACCGATCTGACGGCAGACGAGGGCGAACTGAAGGAGGCCCTGCGTCTTGCTATGGCCAATCTTACCATGGCCAAACAGCTCATTTTTGATGTTGTATCCAAGCGTAAGGATGATGTCGATATATACAAGCATGAGCAGGAAAGCATGCGCAGGTCGTATATCGAGAATTATTATAATGCCATGGAGACTGTCATCCAGTTGCTTGACAACAGTCAGACCGTGCCCTCCTGGAAAGAAACGAGATACAAAAAGATGCTTGATGTTCTTAAAATAAAGAGTACGGAGGAGTTCGACATGCTGTATACGATAGACATGTCCTATCTGTTCTTTTTCCGGACCATACCGATCCAGAGCGAAGCGCTGGATGACGGGATATCGGCCTATTTTGAACGGGCAGAGAAAAAGGAGGAAGTATTGCGCCCGCTCAAACGATGCCTCGCCAAGCAGACCATAGCCATTGCCCTGCGGAGATTTGACATTATAGAGTTTCCACCGACAATAAGAAGTCTGTTTGACGAGTCTAAGGCAAGCAGGTCTGGGAAGGATGAGCAGGCCCGCATGCTTGAGTTGTCCGCTTCTCTGCTTGAAGAGGTGAAGCGGGAACTGGCCAATATAGATCTGCTTTTGTCAACGGACAGTTCCGGCTCTGTAGATACGAACACATCCTTTAACCGTCTGGACGACATAATAATGCTGATGCCATGTTGACAATAGACTTTATAGCAAAAGGAATGCAATACAGTATCCCCAATTCCTGGGATGGGTTAACTCCTTATCACTTCCAAGCACTCATGCGTGATATACAAAGGTTTGCGGAGGGAAAAATATCCGTCGGCATGGTCCGTGCGAATTATGTTTGCCGGATTATGGGATGGAATCTTCAAAAAATAAGGAATACGGATGGATGGGCAAATGTGGCCTGGCTTGCAGAGCAGGTGACATTTCCGTTCACGATTGTCTATCCGGATAATGATGCAGCACTCCAGGAATTGGATTCTGAAACATACAGACTCTGTAAGAAGATACCACCACACCGGTTGCATGGAATAACCATATCCAGGTATTTGGACAGACTGGACTACAAATATACAGTAGACTCATGTTTCTGCAAACAACTGGTTCCGGCGATACATCTTGAGGATGAAACTTTTTTTGCCTATAATATAGAAACCATGTTCAACCGTCTTACTTGCTCGCTTACGGCACTCCAGTTCATTGAGGCACGTGGTCTCCTTGGATGTCCGAAAGAGCAGCTTCCGTTATTGGCCGCTATCCTTTACTATCCGGACCGGTATTCATCTGCCGGAGCGCATAAGTTGGCACAGAAGTTCACTGGGCTGCCGATGGATGAGCTTATTCCCATAGCCTTCAATTTTCAGGCCTTCATCAATTATCTGTTTACCAAAACTGAGTTCAAGTTGCTTACAGAACTTGAGGAGACCAAAGTTTCTGCCATTTCCACGGGTGCACTTGAGTCTCTGTACAACTTGAGTTCAGACGGGTTTGGGGATATTGAAACCATCGAACACATGAATGTCATCCAGTATTTGACCATCCTCCGGAAAAAAATTATTGATACGGTGCGCAGCCTGCATGCGGCCAAAATGGATAAAGCGGATATTGCGAGAGAAACCAGACTTCCAATTCACATAATAAATGAAATCCTATGATACTTGATTTGCTCAGATATTTTGCCCGTTTTCCCAAAAAGGAAGGGGTTGTCTCCATGTTCGCCAACGGCTCAAGTGACTTTATCCAATATGCGGAACTGCTTGGGTATGTCAAGAAACTCCCGGAATCGATAATGCCCGAACTTGAGAATCTTGTTTTCGGGCAGTCATACGATTACGTAAAGAAGCGCGTCGATAATATTACCGGCAACTATCTATTCGTGGATTTCGGAGAATTCACATCAAGCCGTGACACACACAACTCCATTCTTGACAGCCAGAAACTTGCCGCCACCATAGCCATGAAAGTTTCGGATTCCGCAGACATGGTTGAGACGGCCATTGCTTCTGAAATAACATTGTCTCTCCTTGCGGAACTCAGAAAAAGGCTTATTTTTGATTCACGGTCTGAGGATTTGCCATGGCTTGATAAGATATCGGAGAATCATGACATTATCCCTTTTGTCTCATCCGAATTCAAATCCATAGGTTGGACACTCATGTTCAGTTCTGCCGCGACCGATTTGTTCAATGCTAAACCTTCCCTTAATGAGTAGCTGATACTGTTGTGCCAATCATTAAATAATTCAGAAACTTTTTGTTCATGTTGTTTATTTCCATCCTGGTCGTGGGCTGTCGAAGTTCGCGGTCAGGAGCTACTCCTGATTACTCTTTTCCGTCATCCCTACCACGAGAAATAATCATTCTTTTACTCAAGCTAAACAAAGCTAATGCACTGATAATAAACAGGATATTACTACGTTATGCGCGTTAATAGTGTTACCTTAGCTGTACGAAAAATAAAGGATAAAACATTATGAACGAACAAGTTACAAACATTCTTAACCAAAGCATAACAAAGACGGCAAAGATACAGCAGCTCCTTCTTTTAGGTCTGACCCGCCGCCAGGTAGCCGATTTGGTAACAAACGGAAATTACGGTTTCGTGCAGAACGTATACAAGAAAATGCTGGAAGCCGGAAGATTCGGTCAGCAACCGGCCATCGCAGCCTGCCCCGAATTGGACTATACTTTCAACAGACGTTTCGGCATCGAGATAGAGGCATATAACTGCGAAAAGGGAGTTCTTGCCCGTGAACTTCGTGAGGCCGGAATTGCAGTTGCAGTGGAAGGTTACAACCATAACACCCGCGACCATTGGAAGTTGGTTACAGACAGCAGTCTTAGAGGAAACGATACTTTCGAGCTGGTAAGCCCGATACTTGAAGGGGAAGCCGGATTGCAGGAACTTCAGAAAGTATGCTGGGTGCTCGATTATTGCAATGTGAAGGTGAACGACAGCTGCGGCCTTCATATACACATGGACGCTGCAGACTTTACCATTGAAACCTGGCGCAACCTTGCAATAACTTACCGCCGCCTCGAACCGGTAATCGACTCCTTTATGCCGAGTACTCGCCGGAACAACAGATATTGTAAATGCCTTGCCGGAATTTCGGAACGCAGCATAACGGAGGCAGAGAACATCATGCAGCTACGTTCAGCCTTCGGAAACGACCGCTACCACAAATTGAACCTTGAGGCTTACGCACGCCACCGCACAGTTGAATTTCGCCAGCATTCGGGTACCACCAATTTCACAAAGATGGAAAATTGGATACGGTTTGCCGCCAACATGATTACCTTTGCAAAACATGGCATGGTGAATTCGGGATGCCCGCTTTCAAATATCCCTTTTTTGACAGCCGACCAAAAAGTTTTTTTCAAATTGAGAACCAAAAAATTAGCATAATATGATGACAACTTACACTTTGCAGGATGGCGGTATAATTGCCGCCTCCTGCCCTGCAGACTTTGTAACCAAACTCCGTGAAAGCAGCCGTTTCGACAGTGAATGTACTGACCAGGAGTATATGTACCATTTCGCCGACCGTTTCCATGACCAGACGGGGCATGTAGTCCGAGCTGATACCCCGGAGCATTTTTTTGAGGATTTGCTTTCCAACGGGTATATAAGCAGTAACCATAATGTTAAATAATTCCCAAAAAGGGAAGATTTTAAAGAAAAAAACTTCTCTGTTTGGGAATTTATATGTACCTTTGTAACAAATAAAAGAAACATGAATATAACGGGTTCTGAAAAATTAGAAAAGTTCTGTAGAAAGCATAACGATGCGCAATCTGCCTTGGAAAAATGGGTGGACGAAGTAACAAAGGCATCCTGGAAAAACCATAATGATTTGAAAAACGACTATTTGTCTGCAGATTATGTAGGAAATAACCGTTATGTATTCAATATCAGAGGCAACAAATATCGTCTCATCGTTTTAGTCGTATTTTTTGCCGGTAATGTTGACATCCGTTTTGTCGGCACTCACGCTGATTATGATTCTATTGATGAGAAAAAAATAAAAACTATATAGGAGGTACGTGTTATGAAAATAAAGACTGATAAAGAATTCCGTGCTTATCAAGCGGAAATGGAAGCCATCACTGTTAAAGGTACAGACTTGGGAGATATGGAATTGCTGAGTGAAGAAGAAAAGGAAAGATATATCGTGCTTTCTCAAGCTATCAGTGAATGGGAAGCTGCATATCATCCTCTGCCTGGGAGGGTATCAACCTTGATTACTGATGCCATCCGTAAAAAAATGGAGACAGAGAATATAAAGCAGAAAGAGACAGCCAGGCGTCTCGGTATCTCCGAGTCAAGGGTCAGCGATATACTCAATGGTCGTCGTCCTCTTAATCTCAATATTGTAAAACGGTTACGGGACAATTTCGGTATTCCGGCAGATTTTATATTAGACAATATTTGAGTCGGCATTTCCTATCATAAATAAAGGCTTCCTGTTAATGGAGGCCTTTTTCATTGAACAAAAATACATTTTCTGCACATGAGAATTTTGACATGTGCAGAAATGGGCTATATTTGCACTTATAGGAAGCCTATCAGAAGTCCCATTATCAGACCCGATAAAAAGCATATCATGATGATGATTGGAAGCCAGCTGATAGATTCTTTCAATAAGTTGAAATCCGTACATACTTTATTGATTCTATCCTCCAACTGAGTTAATTTGTATTGGTCTTGCATAACTTCTTTCTTTTATTCCAAAAATAACCTTTTTCTTTTGCCATTTCAAATAAAACTCCCATTTTTGTAGTGCCCAATAAATGATAGTATAGAACGTATAATAAATATGAATCCCTTTTCAAGATATAATCCGTAAAATCGGGTTAAGGTTTATACTATAACCTTTGGGCATGTCTTGATAAGGGATTCGCCATTTTTATTATGGAACTCAAATCATTTATTAAAAGTACCATTACACAAATAGTGGAATCGATTGAGGAACTCAATGCGGAATTGTCGAGTGATACTGTTATAGTGAATCCAACAGATGTGAAGAAAGCTGATACACCTTTTATCAATAAGAACTATAAAACTCATTCTATTTCAAATATTGATTTTGACTTAACAGTCTCAATCACTGATAATGCAGAAACTGGAGCTAAAGTAGGAGTAATGGCAAGTGTGATAGGTTTGGGAGCATCTTCAAAGGAAGGTACGCAGAATGCATCTATTAGTAAAATTCGCTTTAATATTCCTGTCATGTTACCTTCAAGATGTCCCTATGAAGAGAACCTTGTAAAATAAATCGGTAGATAAATTCAGCTTCTTCGTGAGGACTATAGCCGGTTCCTTTGTAGGCTTCTGTAGCATATTTCACGCAGCGTTCACGTAACTTGCGTTCGTATCTTTTCTTAAAGTACTGGATAATGATTTTCATAATGACTTTCTTTTGCTACAAAAATAACTTTTTCTTTTGCCATTCCAAAAACTTTTGCCATATTTGCAATGCTGTAACAGTTGGTTGAACTGTTTTTTCAACCCCGACCGGACAAACGGCTATTTGTCCAAATACGAATTTGGGCTTTTTTTATGCCCATAGGTTTGCTCCCGACATGAATGTCGCCAGCAAATTCATATACGAACAAGAAGACATTGCGTAAAGTATGCATATATACTTATACGGCTATCATTCCCGAACATTTATTCCAACGCTTCGGCGGGGGTTAACTCACTGTTACAGCCACCGGTTTGGTCGCCGGCCGCTTTTTTTC